TCATCCCTGTCAAAAATGTCTAGGTTATGATCGTTCTTTAGCTGCATTACTACCACGTTGGGAATGGTGGCAAAGTGATAGTGGTCCTGCTTTATTCCTGCCTGTTTATAACTGGAGTTATTGGCCAGCTCTTTATTTTTATCCAAAATCTTACTTACATCCTGTTCTTCATGAATATAAAACTTTCGGGCTGAGTGGTCGTATTCGTGATAAGTCCTAATCCCTGTAAAAGGGTCGTACCCCAGCAATCTCTTCATTAAAGCACCTTATAAAACAGTGATATATCATATTCGCCAGCAATCCAATCTATAGAAATGCCGTTAGCGCAAGCAATGCCAGAATCTCCAAAATATTTGGTATCTGTGCTGCTAGCTGCCAACTCCACGTAAATAATATTAGTCCCACCCGATACTCCACCATGCTTTATAACAAAAGAAGCCGCCGCAGGTGAGGCAGCCGACTCGGCGCACGAAAAACCGACAAGCGACAAGCCTCCAGCCGACGAGACAGCATTGTTAATATTTGATGTAACAGACGTATTACTGTCAGTGCTAGCCGAAATAGTAGAGCCATAATTAACTACCTCGCCTGCTTTATTATGTACCTGAGTCATATGCTTACCTAAAATGGGGCCGAAGCCCCTACCTTAGTTATGATGTGGTTAGATCAGTGATCTTGCCGCAAGCGGCTTCATTGTTCATACGCAATGTGTATTCCACAAGAAGCTGAGTGCGATCACTGTCACCAGTCTTAGCGAGGTCTGTCATTTCCATATCCCGAAGGGTGGAAAGAACAATGAACTCGAAGTCCAAGACAAACGCTGTCCGATCACGCTGGAAGCGATTAGGGACAACCTTAAGAGTACCAAAGTTAGACTTATACAAGTCAATGGCACCCATCAAAGTAACATCACCCACCGGCCTAGCGTCGGTCTGAAGCGTACTAATGCCAGTAAACCCACTGATCCGGGTACGGTTGAAAGGCCCGACCATGATAGTGTCAGGCGTGCCGCCTTGTTCCCAGACAGCCTGGATCACTGCATCGAGACCCGCTTTAACGAATGTGCCTTGTACGGTACTGTCCGTGGGGGCAGGAACTACACCAGAACCAAAACCAGGCGTAGTTTGAGCCGTACCAGTACCTAAAGAGGTCTTATTGGTTGATAACCAAGACTCTAAGGAGCCAAGGGAGCGAGCCGTGCCAGCACCACCAGCACTAGAGGCTTGATTACGAGACAGCGCAAACTCCATATCTCGCTTAATCTCTCGACCACGCTTAGATATCTGATAGGTGTACTCATCCGCCCGACCCGCTGAGTCAACCGCCCGCTGTGTACCAGACACTTGGATAACTTTATCAGAGATCTGATTGTAATTACCTACACGAGTGGTTTGAACAAACGTATTATTAGATGCGTCATCGCCTTCAATATTTCTATTGGTAGCCGCAGCGTCTAAAATGTCAGTCTGCCACTCAGTAAACACCCCGCTTGCTCGCATTTTGGAAGACATGGCAACAGTGGGGGTATCCATAGGCGAGATATCATAAATAATATCCGCTAGATCCTCTCTGTTACCGCCTGCTGTGCCGACGCCGTGCGCCGTAGTTGTACCCGCTGGAACCGCCATAATTTGTACCTACTTAGTTGATTTATTTAAATAAAAGTTCTTTTAATGCCGCCTGAGCATCACGAACATGACCCGTCTTCGATAACTTCTTGCGGGCCGTATGTTCTACCGGCTTGGCTTCGTCGTTAGTTGAGCCAGGCTTAGTGGACTTAGGTGGCGTGTTTACCTTCTTGTCTTCAATTGATTTGCTTTGGATCTTGTCAAACAGCATGGCCTTTCGAGCAAGGACAATGTTCTTATGATTTGTCATGGTGCTTATTTCAACACCATGGCCTTTCAAGAAAACGGTTAGATCCTGCCATTCAGCCTTAGCTTTATCGTTATCCAGCCATTCAGGAATAGCCTTCAACGTAAGCTCACTTTCCTTAGCTAAATCAGTCTTAGCCTTGGTAGCTTTGTCTTCTTTCTGCTTTGCTTGGAACTTCTTAAGTTGATCCACTTTAACTTTAGTCTTTTCAAACGTTGACCAATAAGCCTCAGGGTCCACCTCTTTGAGCTCTTGCATTTCAGTAGTGCCAAGATGATCGGCTTCAACATTAACCAACGATTCTAGGTCGGTTAAGTATTGATCGAACTTACTTGACTTCTCTTCCAAAGCACGGCGCGTATCAGCGTTATCCATAGTGCCTTGCCTGTAGTTCTTTTCCATCATATTACCTTTAATCAATTGATCTAAGGTAAGTTTCTCTACAGTGTCGCCGTATTTAACATCGAATAACTGTGCCTCTACCGTGTCACCTTCTGCTTTCGCTTCTGGAGTTTCCGAAGTCTGGCCACTTTCTGCTATGTCGTTCGCCTTATTCTCTTCGGTTGGCGGTTCAGGCTCCGAATTAAATAAAGATTGCATGCGGGCTGATGCCCCGTTCAAATCCGTAGCTCCACTCGGGTTAGCTTCGTCACTCATAAATCACCTATCGTTTAAATTTGTCCTTTAACTGTTCAAGCCTGCTTTTAGCAAGCTCCCCATCACGCATTATCTTCTTGAAATTATTCTCAAACCCTTTGATTGCTTGTAACATTTTATACAAATCCTCACGTTCTTCAACTTTAGAATAATGAGAGCTTGCAATGTTGCCGAAAGTAATCCTTCTTAGGGTCTCTAATGACTCTTCGATCAAGGGGTCTTTTAGTAATTGTCTGGCACGTTCGCCGCGCCTAGCTTTCTCTTGATCGTTCATTCTTGTCCTTTGCCTGGTATGTCAATTTGGTTCTCAACCTCAAGCTTGGTGTATGCCAATTCTAACTGGGATACTAACTCAGCGTTCTTCTGCCTCATTTCTGCCTCGAACTCTTGCGCATCAATCTGCATTTGCAATAGCTTAACTTGATTGTCATTCTGAACCTTGGCCATAGTTGCCTGAGCCTTAACCTGTTCAGCCTCGGCTAATGGATTCTGGGATTGAGCCGCCTGTAATTGCTCAACCATCTTCATAAGCTGTTCATTCTGCGCCAATAATACTTCATCAGGCTTGGTCGTGTCATTAAAGTATTGACTAACATCCTTAAGGCCTACCTCAGTGATTAGCTTATCAAGTGTGTTAAAGGCTTTCTCATTGTCTGCCAATGGATTGCCAGAGAGTATGAACTCTTTTTGTTGAGCTAATATAAAATTAAGGTTTGCTATCTTCTCTTGACGATCGCCGGCACCAAGCCCGACATCAACACGACAATCCATTTTGCGACGCCATGAGCTAGGGTTAATTTCCATTGGTTTACCAAGAACTCTAATCTCTGTGCTGTCATCCTGGAACTTAGAAACGTTCTCAATGATCTTGTTGAAGATAGGCTTTAAGCCTGTCTCTGCGATCATCCTAGCCACTAACTCAGTACGTTGAGCCGATGCATCCATGATCCCCTTAAACCCTGTGGCGGTCTTATTAAGACTCTCGGGGTCCATACCCTGATTGAATCGAGTAACGCCCGTCCTAATTTCCCTAGCACTATCCAGGTATTCAATGGCCCCAAAAATCTCACCAGAAATAGGGGGGATAACGAATGGCTGGATAGAGTCACTAATCGGCCCTTCACCCTCAACATTAATTATTCCTGCGGCCCTTGGGGTTAACAGGTCGTCAAGCTCAACACGCTCATTAACAACAGTTCGAGGGTAATTAGATTGATAAATGTTATCGAATGCCTGCCTCAGCATTATCGATTTAGTCCACTGGATATCCGCTACCTGTTCAGCAGGACAAGTGCCAAGCGCTCGATGGGGAATAGGGATAGGTACTGCCACGGCATACGGATGGGTATCAACCTTCTCTTTCTGCAAAACATCATCACCCGCTCTAAAGATCTGCCACAATTCTGTAACACCATCTTCGTCAACGTCAATCTCAACGTAATACTCGCCGAGGAATATTGTATCGTTTGCCCTTTGGGTAGTCGGGTTATCAACCACATCATTGCCGAGATCATCATTCCGTGCGCTTACCTCTTCAGTCATACGCTCAGTGTTATCCATAGGAAGAGAATTCACAGTCTCTTTATCGAATCCCATCTCTATTAATTCGCTGCGAGTCTTGGGGGTGCGTTGGCCAATGAACCGAGGCTTGATAAAGTCTCTCGAATCACGGGCAAAAACGAACTCCTCAGGGGGAATATTATCTATTCTCACTCTACCACTCGAGTTAGTGACCTTGACCTCCAGGTTAAAAGTGCCGTCGTCCATCTCCTCGAACTCAACCACTTCAATATTCTGATCAAGGCTTAGCTTCTGTGCTTCTAACTTCGAAAGTCCGTGGTATTCAGTGAATGATACGTCTTCGCTATCATCCCAATACACTTTAACCGTACCAGTAAACTGAAGTAGACAATCTTTAATCATTGAGTTGAGAATCATCACGCCTGGATTATCCCTCTCGAATATCCAATTAGAATAAGCAGTCTTGTCCCTGGCTTCTTGGTCATGCTCTTCTAATTGTGACTCGAATAGGCCTATGGTCTTGCCTTGCGTGAACGTCCTTATAAGACTAGGCAGCATCCATTCGATAGTATCTTGAACATCGCTAGTCACTACTTGGGATTGTCCTTCTTGCTCATCACCGAAGGGCTTTTGGTTGTAGTAATCCATCAAAGTAGCACGCTTACTGCCTATCTCAACGAGATAATTGATAGCGTCTTCTTCTTCAGCGCGGACTATTGAGTTTATTTGTTCATCACTTAGCATTATGCCACCGATATTTTGGGCTGTTTACGTGGTGCATGAATCTTGGGAGGCTTGTAAGCTACGCACATTAAACCGAACGCATCCGATCCATGCGAAGCCCAATCATGTTCAGGGCCTAAGCCTATGTCTCGCTTGTCGTCCCACTTCTCATGATACGCCCCCAACGCGAGTATACCACCTTCACAATTATCTTTATCTATCCACACGTTAGGGAATAGCCGTCGCGCCGCTTCTATGCGCTGCTTAGCTGCCCCTTTGCCTTGGTTAGGTATGACTTTAACAGAGTAGCCAGCGCTCTTGAATGCGCTCTCATACGATACCGAGAACACACGGTCATTAGTGCCACCATCATGAGGGAGTATCACGTTAGCATTATGTGGTAAGTACTTGTTTTCATGCATCCAATTAACATGAGTCGCAATATCCTGGCCTTGTGCTTCATAGTAGTTGATAACCCTAATCTCTTTGCCTATAAACTGAGCTGCCCATATAGTGAACGCATCGCTCTTGGCCCCGGTGCCACCGATATCCATGTATAAATGTACAGTTTGAAGAGGATCACGGGCAACGCGACCTAATCTATTCTCCCTACGGGCATTGTTAAGATGTTCTGCGAAGTATGCGCCCTTAGTTATTGATTTATAAGCACCCTCCCAAATGTGATCATACTCGTCTGGGTCGTCTCTTTTGCAGTCAATGCGCTCTTGCTCCAAGACTGGCGGCCACCAGGGGTTATCGCGCCAGTTAGATTCAACACAAATAGAATTTGTGGGGGATTCCCCCGACCTGAACAGGGCATCAACAACGTCGGTAGGCCTACGTGGATTCCACGAGAACCATAATTCCGAGTCATCAGCACGAATGGTGGGCCGTACAAGCTCTAGAGAGTGAGCGCTCATGGTCTGCGCTTCTTCAGCCCACAATCTATCAAATCCTTCTAGCGACTTAATTGACTCGGCGTTATGGTCTTGCATACCTTGGAATATGATAATGCCGTCACCGGGCGTCTGTATCCTGTCGCTGTACTCTTTAAAGCCTTGAGCTTCACCTAAAT